CGGCCAAATAGAAGAACCTCCATTTTAAGGTGGGTGGGTCCCGTGAAAACGGGACCCTCTTTCTGCTATGCAGGAATCAGCACAGAGGTTCCTTGACCTTTTTAAAGGATCAGAAGGAGCCCATGGACAGACAGACGTTCTTGCACGGCAACGTAACGGCAAGCAGGAAGCCAACTACGAGATCGTCAGGGAACCATTGACCGTCGAGCTTGTCCAGTCTCATCTGGATGGGACGCTTGGCGTTGGGTCCATACCAATAGACGAAACGAACCGTTGCTGGTTTGGTGCGTTGGACATTGACGATTATAACCTCAACCATTCTGCCTTATTGGCCAAGGTTAAACGATTTAAGCTCCCCTTGGTCCTATGCCGGTCCAAATCTGGGGGAGCTCATTTATTCCTTTTTCTATCGGAGAGAGTTGCGGCTGCGGAAGTAAGGGACCGCTTGGCCGAGTTTGCGGCGGTCCTTGGGTGGGGGAACTGTGAGATATTCCCCAAGCAGGAAGAGCTACTGGTGGAGCGGGGAGACGTTGGCAACTTCATTAATCTCCCTTACCAGAACGCAAAGCACACCACCCGTTACGCTCTCCAGAAAGACGGATCATCCCTCTCTTTGGAGAAATTTCTTGATCTGGCAGAGAAGGCCCGTGTTTCGGCAGAGGGGCTGGCGTCCGTTTCCTTGGGGGGCAACAACGATATCCTTCCTGATGGACCCCCTTGTTGTCAGAAGCTGACGGAATTCGGAATCCCAGAGGGAGGTCGGAACACCACTCTCCTCAATATCGGCGTGTACTACAAGCAAGCGTCCCCCAACGACTGGAGAGGGATGCTTGAGAAGCACAATCAGAAGCACTGCTCCCCTCCTCTGCCCGCCCGTGAGATCGTCAGCATCCAGGAACAGTTGGACAAGAAAGAATATTTCTACACCTGTAAGCAGGAACCTCTCCATAGTCACTGCAACAAAGCTCTCTGCCGTGGCAGACGATTTGGGGTGGGGGACGCTGGTGCCCTTACCATGATAGGGGGCATGACTGTCGTGGAGTCGGACCCTCCTGTCTGGTTCGTAGACGTGGACGGCTCACGGATGGAACTATCCACCAAGCAGTTACAGTTGCAGATTGAGTTTCAGAGAGCGTGTATGGAACAGTTGTACAAGATGCCGGCGAAGATGAAGGATCCTGACTGGCGCGACCTCATCGACAAGCTCCTGAAGGACGCTACGAGAATACCTGTTCCAGAGGAACTGACGAACAAGGGGCAGTTCGCAGAACTGCTGGAGACCTTCTGCACGTCACGCATAAAGGCCCATAGCCCTGAAGAGCTATTGACGGGAAAGCCGTGGACGGAGCACGACATCACATACTTCAAGCTCGGTGCTCTCCAGGAGTTCCTGAAGCGTAACGGGTTCACGTCCTATACCCGTGGGCAGATCACTGAGCGGCTGAAAGAGTTGAACAACGGCGCCAAGTCAGACAGGAGGTATCGCTTCCAAGACAACAACAACGAATGGAAGTCCGTCCGTGTCTGGTTTGTGCCTGAGATGCAGCGTGGGGAGGTTGACCTCCCGGAAGTTACTTTTGAGGAAGAGGAACCACCGTTTTGACGCATGAAACCATCCTTGGTCCGCCAGGGACAGGCAAGACGCAGACCAACTCCAACAGGATACGGGACTGTATCGAGGACGGCATTCCGCCAGACAGAATAGCTTGTGTTTCGTTCACGCGAACCGCAGCGGGGGAGAGTCGCGAGCGAGTATGTAATGACTGGGGGTTTGACGAGAAGGACTTGCCTTACTTCCAGACGCTACACTCCATGGCTTTTAGGGCTGGCGGGTTCAAGCCGGACGATGTCATGCGGTCCACGGACCTTAAGGAGATCGGAGCGGCTGTTGGGATTCCCTTTGCAAGCAAGAAGGGGGACAATTTCGAGACGGATCTGGACATGCTGGGAGTTTCCAAGGGGGACTTCTATATGAACCAGTATCATCTGGCTCGTAGCAGGAGAATCCCTCTGGAGGAGATGCACAGGCAGCTTGGCGATTATTCCGTTCATTGGTCTGAACTGAACAGACTTGTGGCGGCATACGAGGACTACAAGGAAAACAGGCACAAGATCGACTTCACGGATATGATCGAGCAATTCATCCAGTCTGGAAACCCTCCCGGCATAGATGCCTTGTTCGTGGACGAGGCGCAGGACCTCTCTACCCTGCAATGGAAGATGATTGACGTGCTTCGACAATCGCCTCGTATCCAGGTGTTCACGGGTGATGACGATCAGGCCATCATGGGGTTCCAAGGCGCGGATGTCGGGGCCTTTCTTCGGGCCACGGAGAAGAAGACCGTGCTTGAGCAATCGTACAGGGTCCCAAAGGATCCTTGGAAGATCGCCCAGAACATCGTAGGTCAGATTGAAGGACGCGCTCCCAAGACATGGTATCCAACGGAGGAGGAGGGACGGGTGGTCTTCCACCAAGGATTGTTGGATGTGCCGCTGCACGAAGGGAAGTGGTGCATTCTCGCCCGCACAAATCGTATTGCCTCCATGTATGCGGAAAGTCTCATGGAGGAGGGGTTGGTCTACAGCCGAAACGGTCACCCCAGCATTCCAACGAAGACATATGAGGCCATGCTGGATTGGGAAGAGTGGGTGAAAGGGAAGCAACTCCCTCCGGAAAAGGTCAGAAATATTTATACTTTCATGGAGCCGGGAAAAGACTATGAAAAGGGCAATGGTCCACGGTCCAAGGCCATGCTTGCCGTGAGTCCGGAGTCTCTCATGACCTCTTCAGAGGCCCGGGGAAAATTGGGCTTGCTGGTCGGGGATGACGTTCGTTGGCATCAGGCACTGAGTAAGATTGATGTCGATACCAAGAACTACATACTCAACGCCCTTCGGCGGGATGAGAACGTGAAGAACCCACGTATCAGGATAAGCACCATTCATTCGATGAAGGGAGGAGAGGAGGACAACATTCTAGTCATTCCGGATCTCTCCCGCGCAGCCGACAAGGAATATCGTACTAACCCCAACACGGAGCATCGTGTGTACTACGTTGCCGTTACGAGAGCGAAAAAGTCTCTACATATAATGGAGCCAGAAACGAGGATGTATTACACTCTATGAAACCAGATGAAATCTTGCTGGAGGCCGCGAACCTCGTTAGTGGAGAGAGGGCAGATCAACATGGGGACTACGTTGATCTGCATAAACGGGTTGCCGATTTATGGGGCGCTTATCTTAGGAGGCCAATACGGCCTGAAGAGGTTGCATTCTGCATGGTTCTTATAAAGATTGCTCGTAATGAAGTCGGGGGACACAACCCGGACGATGGCGTAGACGCTACGGCCTATTCAGCAATATGGGCGGCATTGGCTGACGATGCGTGAAGACCTGTTCGATGAGACCGTCTGGTTGCCGCCAGAGCATCTTCCGGATTTGTCGGGGGAGAAGGTCATTGCCGTGGACGTGGAGACCAGGGATCCCAACCTACGGGACTTGGGTCCCGGGTGGCCAAGGGAGGATGGGAACCTCATCGGGGTATCCGTAGCGGCGTCTGGATGGTCTTCTTATCTGCCCATTGCCCATGAGGGCGGTGGGAACATGGCCAAGGACATTGTCCTTAGATGGCTACAGGATCAGCTCGACCACGGCATGTCCGTGGTTTTCCATAATGCGCAGTATGACTTGGGCTGGTTGCTGAGTGAGGGTGTCGAGGTGAAGGGGAAGATCCTCGACACCATGATTGCCGCTCCCCTACTGGATGAAAACAGATTCAGCTATTCCCTCAACGCACTTGGGTCCACCTACTTGGGGGAACGGAAAGCGGAGGAGGATCTGCGGAGAGCGGCTAGTCAGCATGGCGTGGACGCCAAGGCTGAGATGTGGAAACTGCCGGCAGCAAGGGTGGCCACCTACGCGGAGAAGGATGCTACCCTGACGTTGCGCCTTTGGAATGTTCTTCACGAGAAGCTCATTGAGGACAATTGTCAGGACATCTTGGACCTTGAGCTTTCCCTTCTCCCCATGGTCTTCGAGATGCGCCGTCGCGGCGTCAGGGTTGACGTGGAGAAAGCCCAACAGACCAAGGAGATTCTGGAAGGAAAAGAGAAGACCCTCCTTGATGAGATATACAAGGAAACGGGCGTACTACTGGAGCCATGGAACGCGAAGAGTCTTGCCCTGGTCTTTGATAAGATGGAGTTGACGTATGAGAGGACGGAGAAGTCAAAATCCCCAAGTTTCACCAAGCATTTTCTAAAGACGCATACGCACCCCATTGCCAAGAAAATCCTGGAGATCAGAGAGTACAACAAGGCCAATACGACCTTTGTGGATACGATCCTCAACCACCAGCACAAGGGTCGCATCCATTGCCAGTTCAACCAGCTACGCTCGGACGAGGGGGGCACGGTGTCGGGGAGATTCTCCTCAAGCCACCCCAACTTGCAACAGGTCCCTTCCCGTCACAAGGAGATCAAGGGACTGATACGCGGGCTGTTTATCCCGGAAGATGGATGCCAGTGGGGAAGTTTTGATTACAGCGCACAGGAGCCAAGGTGGCTTATGCACTATGCCTCGTTGTCCCAAGTGACACGGGATAACGGCAGGGTGAAAGAGATCGTCTCCCAGTACCAGGAAGACGATATCGATTTTCACCAGTTGGTAGCCGATATAGCCGGGGTGGAGAGGAACCTGGCTAAGACGATCAATCTGGGGATCATGTACGGAATGGGGATTGGTAAGCTGGCCACCACCCTTGGAGACATTCCTTTTGAGGAAGCGCGGACGTTACGGGACGAGTATGACGAGAAGGTGCCCTTCATACGATCTCTGGCGTCCGCAGTCATGGGCGTTGCCTCGAGCCGCACGGAGATTCGGACTCTGCTTGGGAGGAAGTGCCGATTCCCCATGAGAGAACTTCGCGGGTACTCCAAGGACAGGAAGACACCGATTCATGTGGACAAGCTGGAGGAACGGTGGGCCGACATACAGAACACCCCAGACGCCGAGAAGCCAAAGGGGTGGGCGAGCATGGATCCAAGGAAGTATCAGGTGGCGTTCGTGTACAAAGCTCTCAACAGATTAATCCAAGCATCCGCAGCGGATCAGACCAAATACGCCATGCGCGACTGCATGGACAATGGTCATTGGCCCATGCTCACCGTCCATGACGAACTGTGCTTTTCGATAGAGAGGGATGATCAGGTGTCAGAGATCAAAGACTTGATGGAGCATTGCGCTCCCGGCCTCAAGATTCCGTCGAAGGTAGATGTGGGATTAGGAGCTAACTGGGGTCAGGCTTGACCTTTTCCTTTAGGTTACTTAACTCCATGACAACCTCGTCGCAGAGGTCTTGGAGAGACATAAGACTCTGTATGGCTAAGTCTATTTTGGTATGCCGTGTCTCTCGGTTCGCTGCAACCCATTCCGGGATGTCTTTGCTCATTGTCGTAATATCCCGCTTTCCTGCCCCGGTCTAAGAGAATATCCCCTGTTTGGCTTCGGATAAAGGCTTGCTAGGCCACCTTCTTGCATACCTACAAGACCTCCTGATGCAAGAGCATCGTATCCACTACCTTCTCCTGCTCCACCTCCCCATCCTTCCATAGCACCGTCATAATCATCACCACCTTCACCCTCGCCAGGGGCGGCATCTTCAGACGGGTCGATGCCTAACGGACCTGGGTCGCCGGGTGGACCCCATCCGGGTCCCGCCCAAGTGTCAAAACCCGCCCCTCGACTGGGATCGGTCCCTGGAGGATATGCAAAATGTGCGTCACCAAGTGGTCCCCAAGGACCCATAGGACCCGACGGAGGACCCATAACGCTCCAATCTGCTGTAGGATCGTATGCGGGAGTATAGGGGAGGCCAAGTTGTTCATAAGTGGGACCAGGAGGCTTATTTCCAGGAAGACCCGGAATTAAATCACCAAGCGGACCTAAATCTGGCCGATCATCGCGACTCCACTCAATCGGCTGAGTGGTTTCTGGTGCGGAGAAGAAATCGTACAAACCCTTCAGACCTTTCCCAGCCGCTAAAAGCCACGCAGCCGGATTCGCAACCGACAGAAGCGCCCCAGGAAGCACGCCGGGGAAGGCCTCACCAAGCATTGATATCAAGCCTGGCAAATTCGAGGGGTCTGAAAGATAATCTTTAGCGGCGTTCTCAAGCTGTTCCTCCGCAGTGGCGGGGCGGCCTATCGTAATATCACTTGGGAGGCTGGGTGCCGCTAGATCACCAAGCGGACCTAAATCTGGAGCCGGCGCCGGAGCCGGGTCTTCCAGATCGGAGATTGGATTCCCATAGTCAGTGTAACGAGTACCTTCGGTGATACTTTCCCGTCCGAACGTAGGGTCATCAACCAAGGTTCCCGTATATTCCACCATTATAGATCACTCCAGTTCGTGCCATCGAAGATACGGGAGGACATCCGGTTCTCCTCCGATATCTCAAAGCTCGCATGAATCCATCCGGAACTCGGATCCTCTTCCTTGAAGAACTCCAGTATCAACTGGTCAAATTGACAGTTGTCCTTGACCCACAGGGCAACGTCCTTGTTGGAGACCCCGGGAACCTCGAAGTCTACCGCCTGACCCGTGACATGCTGCGACTTGTCGGAGGACCCTATGGCCCTGTTCAGTTCCAAGCAACGGAAGCCGCTATTCGGTATGAAGGGCGTTCCATAGTTCTCGCGCACAGGCTCGAGGATCATGTTGCAGACCATGATCAGGTTCTCAACCTCCTCGTCTCCCGGTTCATTGTCGATGCCCATCCGTTCAGCGGTCCCGGACTTGGTGAGCTCCAACAACGAGAAATGATCGGAAAGTTGCATCAGGCGACCCCCAACATCTTCTCATACTCCAGTTGCCTGAGTGCATCTGCTCCTTGGGCTACCTGTTGCGGTGCAACGGGCGGCGCCTGTGACACTTGCTGTGGTGGCGGGGGGGCCG